GAGGTGGTTCTTCCCGGGGAATCTTACTACCTGGTGGATGATGCGATTTGCAAGTTCCAGAGAGCGGAATGGCCAAGCCTCGACAACGTGCGCTTGCGGGATCCCGTGGAAGTGGTGTATGAAGCGGGGTATGGATCCCCGGCGGAAGTACCCCAGCGGGGGAAACAGGCCATGTTAATGCTTATATCCCACTGGTATGAACACCGGGAATCCGTAGCCGTGGGGGCCGTTTCCTCGGAAATACCCCAGGGCGTGGAAATGCTTTTATGGCAGGACAGGAGGGTGCCGGCATGAGTACGGGAGCCCTGCGGGAATGGATAAAGGTCATGCGGGTTATGCGCACTCCGGACGGGGAGGGGGGCTATCGTGAACGAGACGTGCCTCTTTTCGAAACATGGGCTCGGGTGGCCACCCCTCGATCTTTGGAGCGAGCCGTGGCGGGCAAGCCTACGGATGTGCGGCAATATGAGGTTACGTACCGCGATCAGGGGATCGATCCCGGGATCGGGGACAAAATCTTCTGGAATGATTCCACGTTGCAGATAGACGGTATTTCCCCGGAGCCCATTTCCGGGAAAGTCCATCTATCCTGTACGTACATCGAGTAAGTCCATGCAGGTAAAGCTTGAAGGTACGGATAAAGCCCTTAAATCCCTGCAGAAGTTACAGGGGAAAGAGCTCGAAAGGGCAATGCGTAAATGGATGAATCAAGCCATTCAAGTGATCCTCGAAGAGGCAAAGCGAAGAGCGAGTTTCGTGAAGGGATATTCCACGGGAGCCTTGAAGGAGTCGTTGCGGAAAAAACTGAAAAAAAAGAGGGATGGAACGCTGCAGGCCAAGGTGGAGGCCTGGTATCCAGAGCCCGGAGACAAAAAGAAGTATTATGCCTTTGCCGTGGAATATGGAACGAAGACCCAGGGCCCTCAACCTTTCTTGCATCCCGCAGGAGAGGCGAAAAAGGAAGAGGTTGTCAAAATCATGACCGATGGCATGGAGGATCTGGTGCGGGAGGCGGAGCGCCGTGGAAAATGATGACATGCACAAGTTGGTCTTTCTGGCCCTCACATCCTCGGAATCCCTGATGGCGGAAATCTCCGGGGTGTACGATTCTCCCCAGGAGAAGGCGAAGTCCCCCTACATCATGCTCGGGACTTTGCGTGAATCCCCGGGGCCCCTGGTCCATGAACTGGATACAGAGGGTTATCTGGACGTGCATATCTGGAGCGATTACCAAGGGAAAAAGGAGGTTTTGCGCCTCGTCCAACTCGTACAGGAAGCCCTGTATGACGTGGAAGGATCCCATTACGAAGGTATGGAAATCCTTCAAGAAAAATTCGAAAACAGAAGGTGGCACCACGGGGTGACCACCTTTCGTTTTTATTTGGGGGTGTAAAGATTGGCAGGGAAAAGCAGCAAATACGCAAGGGTGTATGTAGAAAACTCCTCGGGGACCGCCCTGCAGTTTGAGCAGTGTTCCGGGGTGGATCTCGATAGAACCAGGTCGAATATCGATACGTCCGTGATCGGGACGGAATGGAAAGAATATGTGCCGGATCAGATCGAATGGTCCATGAGCATCGAGGGAAATTATTACCCCTCCGATCCCGGACAGGCGGAATTACGGGATGGATTTTATGCGGACGGCGAAGCCGTTACGGTACGCTTCCGTCCCGAAGGAAACGGTAATGGTAAGCCCGAAGAGTATGGCGACGCGATCATTTCCGGATTCAAGACGGGGGCCAAAACGGGAGACAAGATTTCGGTGAGTTTCTCCCTTACCGGTACGGGGCCTCTTAGCCAGGGGGTGCAGTCCTGATGGGCTACCTCCCTGATTTTGTCGATGTGCGGATAGGCGGGCAGGTTCGCCCGGTGCGCTATGGAATGAATTCGATCCGGAAGATCGAACAGGAAACAGGAAAGTCTATCACGGCGGTAATACATGAGGTGTCAAGCCCGGGAGCATCTCTGAATACATTGGTCGTAATCGTCTGGGCCGGGTTGTTGGTGAGGACGCGAAATCTCACGGTTGATCAGGTCGGGGATTGGCTTGACGAAACGGAGGATATTGCTGAGGTTTGTCGGCCTTGCGTGGATGCCCTCTCCGAGTCTTTGGAACGGAAGTTGACCACGGAGCAAGGCTCCGGATATGAAGAGGTTCCCCAGGAAAAAAACTAACCCAAGAGGCCCGACAAAAACGCTGGAAGAAGATTTTTCTTGTTGCTCTCGGGCCTCTTGGTCTATGCCATGAAGATCTGTGGACGGTTACTCTGGGAGAGTTTTTGGACCTGGAATATGCCTATGATTATGAGCAATTTCTTTCCCGCAGGCATTTCGCCTATCTGGGAGCGGTCGTGGCAAATCTTCTAGGGACGAAACCAGCTTTAGAAGTAGATGATTTATGCCCTATTCCGGACGATTGGAGGTGATTTTCCGTGCCATTATTGAATTTTATCCTTGGCGCTGATGCTTCGAAAGCGGAAAAAGCCATAAAGAAGTTTGACCGAACTCTCCGAAATTTCGAACGTGGTACGAAAGCCACCGGCCAAACGCTGACGAAATACTTTACCTTGCCTATCATGGCTGGAGCGGCGGCAGCCACAAAAGCCGCTAACGACGTCGATAAGAGTATCCAACGAATAGCCCGTGGGACCGGGGCAACCGGGAAAAACCTCGAAGCCCTTGGAAAAAGTTTCCGAACCGTGGCGCAGGAAGTCCCCCAATCGTTCGAACAGACGGCTACGGCCATCGCGGACTTGAACACGAGAACCGGGGCTACCGGGAAAAATCTTGAGAATCTCGCAAAATCGGCTCTCGACACTTCCAGAATTTTAGGGGAGGATCTTGGAGGGCTTATTGCAGAAACTACGAAAGCCATGAACGATTGGGGAGTGGCGAACGAAAGCGCCGTTCCCGTTATGGATAAGCTTTTCAAGGCCTCTCAGGATACGGGGATTTCCGTCACGAACCTTGCCAGAGGACTCTATAAATACGGATCTCCCCTGCGACAGATGGAATTCGACCTGGATACGACCATTGGCTTGCTTGCCAGTTTTGAAAAAGCTGGGGTGAATACCGAGCTTGTGCTCGGATCTTTGCGGATTGCCCTCGGCAAAATGGCCTCCAAGGGAGTTTCCGACGTCCGGGAAGGGCTTGCCCAAATAATGGAGGGTATTACAAACGCCGGGAGTGCCGGAGAGGCTGCGAAAATTGCCATTGCCGCATTTGGTTCTCGGGCTGGTCCCGATATGGCGGCGGCGATCCGGGAAGGTCGCTTTGAGGTGGCCAACCTGGTGGAATCCTTGCAGGATTCCGAAGGAGCTATCGAGAGAGCCGCAAAAGCCACCAAGAATCTGGAAGACAGATGGGGGCAGGTAAAAAACAAGCTTATGATTGCCATAGAGCCCATGGGGAAAGCCATTCTTGATTTGGTGCAGCAGAAGATCCCGGTGTTGGAGCGCAAAATAGGCAACTTAGGGGAAACCATAGGCGGCATGTCCGATGAATCCAGGGCGAAAATATTGAAATTCGCCCTCGTTTTTGCTGCAGGAGGGCCTTTGCTGCTTGGGCTCGGAACGGTTACCAGGGCTGTGCGGGAGCTGACATCGGCGCTTTTATGGTTCACGACATCTCCCGCCGGGCTTGTGACAGCCGCCATAGCGGGAATGGCCGTGGCCATGTGGGATTATGCAAACGCCAGCGAGGAAGCGAAGAAGAACACGCGGTCTGTAATGTCCTATATGGGTGTCTCCGGGCTTGCCAAAGAAGCCAGAATTGCTGGTGGGCTTGAAGAACAAATCCCTGGGGCCTTGCCGAACGACGGCAAAATAACCCCTGATTTTTATTTGCCCGGGACGGGATCTGGAGTTAAGCCACCCCAGGGGAAAAGCCCGAAATCTGGTGAAGAATCGGGCACAAATCTGAATTGGCTTATGGGCGGAAAAACCGAGACGGCTATTCAGGGCATCACAGAAAAATACTCCGAGCTCGCCATAAAGCTTTCCCAGGCTTTGGGAATTTCGGGGGAGGAGGCGGAACGACGGCTGGAATCTGCCAGGGAAATCGGCGAACTGACAGCGGCGGAAGTGCAACGTTCCGAAGAGAGGAATGCTTTGCTGGAAGAGGCCCGCATGATCTCCGAGCAGATTAGCGAGAAGACAGGCGAAATAGGAGAGAAAACGAGCGATCTTGGCGACATGACAACGCTTTGGGTTAACGACTTGTCGAAAGGTTTGGCAGATGCCATCGTGAATGCCCGGGATCTTGGTGATGTGCTCGAAAAT